TTGGCGGCGCAACTGTCCAGCGGCCAAGACTGGCTCACCAGTCATCAGGTTGGGTTGTCCTGTGGTGACGCGGCGCTCAATGTCCTGCAACAAACGCATCTGATCAATAGGTCCTGACATCTTGGAAAACTTATCCATGTAGGCTTTAAAGCCTGGTGCGCCAGACTCTATGGTGTTATCAATAATTGGCAACAAGTCTTTCAGCTCACCCTTTGCCAATTTCAAGTTGGCCTTTTCACCCTGCAAAGCACCCGACATGATCTGCGAAATGTCTTTCCTGACGCTGTATAAAGCAGCGGGGTCAATCGTCCCATCAGGCGCTTTGCGTGCATTGATGAGGCGCTGCACCTCTCTCATGGCGTCAGTGACAGTGGTGCGTTGCTTCATCGGATCAGACAAAGTGGCTTGAATCTGCGCCTCAATAGCGTCAGTCATTACTGGTGCGCGAGTCTCAAATGCCTGCTCACGCATTGGGCCAGTACGCGCAGCGCGTTTAGCTTCTGCTGTGGCAATAGAGCCAGGCTGACCCGATATGCGGCGATAGGCATCAAGCAATGCCTGCTGGTTTGCTGATAACTGAGTGGCGAATGCGCCAGACTGATCCAAGGCTCTGATGGCAGTCTCAGCGGATGCCAAGCCAGGGTCAAAGGCTGTGGCCGCTGTAGTTGGGCTTACTCCAGGCACAAGTGGCTGCGCCTGCGCCAAGCGTGCAGCAGCCTCATCAGGCCGCGTTGCAAGTCTTCGCAATACATTGCCGACAATGACTTCACGCCCTGCCTCTGTGAATGGCTGCACTACTGTTGCGGGAGCCGCCAAAGCGCGTTGCGTTATGGGCAACTTAGGACCGCCTGGCGCAACCATGCCAGCCAACATTGCACCACCCATCTGCATAGATGGTGGCGCACCACCCTCACGCAATGAGCCTGCCGCTGCTGTTGATGCTGTAGCCGCCCCAGCCTGTGCGCGTGGATTTGTAGCCAGCATCTTCAAGAATTCTTGTGCCTGTATAGACTGCACCGCAGGCAGTGCGCGTTGAGCTAAATTAGCAACAGCAGGGACGCCATAGCCAGCCGTTGCAATGTCTTGCACGACTCGCTCTTGCGCCGTCTGTGGCTCTGGGAATCCCATGGCAGACAATGTTCTAGGCATAGCCTGAGTCATTGTTGGCACATTAGTGCCTGCGGCCAGATTAAAGAGGTTGACGGCAGGGTCAACTACCAATGGCAACATACCGCCAGCAGACATTACAGCCTGCGCCATAGGACGCGCAGACAAACCAGCCTGCCGTCTAAGTTCATCCATCATGCTTGTCTGGCTTGATGGCAAATCATTTAGCGGGACTAGGTTTGATGGTAAATCAGAGAGTGGAACTGTTGCCATTTATTTGTACTCCCAATTTCCATTCCTGTAGACGATTGGCTTGCCACTCTTTGACATTGACTCTGTACCCTCTGCAATGCCACCAGCAGCAGGCTTTGGAGTCTCGGGAGGTGGCGTGTAAAACCTACCAGCAGAACGCTTCATAGCCTCAGTTGCAATCGCTCTGGCATTTGCCTTTTGTGCAATCACATCAGAAGTGTCGCCAATCTGTGGGAAGTATGTGCGGTACTCTTGATTCATCTCATCTACGCCAATTGCAGCGCCAGACTCTTTACGCAACTTGGCGCGAATCCAAGCCTGCGCTGCCTGCTCATATTGCTGAGTGGCGGCGGGTTGTACGCCACGCTTTGCTGCTTCGCCAATGAATGGGATTGAACCAGCAATGCCTGACCCTACGCCTGGCTGTGCGCCTGCTGGCAGGGTATTGATTACCCTTGTGGCGTTCTCCATTTGCTGTGCAAAGCCTGCCGCATTGGATTCAACCTCTGTTGGCTTTGGTGGTGCTTTACCTTTGAGTGCTACGCCGCCAGGACCAGCAACAGGGATGGCGGGTAGACCAGGCACTTTAGGCACATAGAACACGCCATCCTCATTTTCCATTCGGTCATACTGACCACGATTAAATTCTGCTTGGCTGAGTCCAAGTCGTTGCTGTGCAATCTTGAGATTTGACATCTCAATCTTCAAACGCTCTTTGTCCATGCCCAAACGATCGGCATCCATGGCCAATCGCTGTTCTTCTGCTGGCGTCAATGTGATGGCCATCTGCTCACCACCACGCAATGTAGATTTATCAATTGCCACAACCTTGCCGCCAAGGTTTTGTAGTATGACCTCACGCTTTGGACCATATCCCTCAAGCGTGTTGATTTTTCCGCTTTCAAATTGTTGCACCATGATTGGCGTGCCATCTGCACCAGTAACCTCAAATGGCTGACCAGTAACTTTTTCTCTTGGCGTCAACTTCTGAGCCATATCAAAGAATTTGACAGACTGCTCTGGATTTGATGCAGCGTAAAGATCTGCCAACTTCATGTACTGAGAAGCCTTGAATTGATTTGGATCAATACCCTCTGGCGCTGGCTGAGTTAAGAACTGCTGCACCTGGCCTTGCATCTGTTTTTTTGCTTTGCTCTCGCCAAGTCTTTCAGCAAGCATTGTTTGTTGCAAAGCACTTTGCTGCGCCTGCTGATAGCCTGCTGCGCCAGCCTCTAAGCCTTGTCCAAGTGCTTGACCAAGAGAAACTGGCGTGGTGCTTCTGCCGCTTGATTTAAGCAGTGCAGCCGCCGCTGACAGCATCGCTTGGCGTTGCATCGCTTGGCGCTGTGCTTCGCTCAAGTAGTCATTGAGGCCACCATCCATGCCGCCAAAGAGTAAGCCACCAAAGTCCATTGGGGAGCGCGTTGATGGCTGAATGTTGGAGCCATAGTCAGCCCCGCCAATAGAGTTATATAAGTCTGCGAATGTTGCCATTTTTTACCTCAACCAAGTAGTCCTTGAATACCATACATCTTCAACAATTCTTCATAGCTTAGATTACTTCCAGCAGGAATTTGCATTGTTGGCATCTCTTGCACTTTTGGCTGTCCCTCTTCAAGCAAAGACATAGCCATCATTGGATTCATCTGTGGCGTTGATGCGCTTGAGACATCACCAAATGACGCTGGTGGCTTGATGCCAAGCCCATCGCCATATGACTCTTTAGGCATACGCATACCTTGTCCATCACCATAATCAGGCGATGGCATACGCAAACTAGGCTGCCCTGCCTGATTGCGTTTGAGTAAGTAGTCTATGTAGTTCATCCCAGTAATCCAATACCAGCACCAATGGCAGCGCCAACTGGCCCACCTAATTGATAACCAGCAGCCGCACCACCTAAAGCGCCAGCAGCTTGATTTCGATATGTTGGTTGAGTAGTTGTACCGCCAGTATTGGCAGGCTGACCAGTTAACGCGCTTTGGACAACGCCAAGTCTTTGCAAACCAATATTGCGAGCTGCATCAAGCCTTGCCTGCTCAAGTTGCTGTCTAGCACTGCCAGCACCCATGACTGTTTGCGCCCCTTGCAGTCCTAAGTTGCGAGCATTCATCGCCAAGCCTGCTGCTTGACCATAGCCAGCCTGACGCATCTGCGCCGCTGTCTTGGCGGCCTGCTGCAATGCCGCCTGATCTGTCAGTGACTGCTGTACGCCGTAGCGTGAACCGCCGAATGCTTTAGCTGCTGTTGCCTGATTTGCCACTTGATTTGCAGCCATTTGGCGTGCCTGCTCAATGTCTCCCAATGTGCCTTGGATGACTTGCTGCTCATAAGGATTCATGAACTCTTGAATGTCAGCGCCAGTAAATGGCTTGAGTCCAAGATTGACAAGCTGCTCTTCACCCTGCTGATACAGAGGATTGAACCCAGCAAACTGCTGTACACCAAGACCAGCGGCAACGCTCTTTGCCTGCTCAAGATTCTTGAGGTACTGCTCTTTGATCTGTGGATCAATGCTGGTTGTTGCTGTTTGGCTGCCGCCGCTGTCTTTGCTCATGTCTTACCCCTTATGCTTTCAAAAGACCTTTGGTCTTCTTGCTTTTCTTGACATCCATCTCTTTGATGGCCTCAACCAATAAACCAACGATATTGCCGTAGTCCACCATACGCATACCATTTGCGTCTTTATGCACTACCTCTGGCAATACATCTTCAACTTGTTGCGCCACCAAGCCAGTACCGCGCTTGCCGTTCATGTCAAATGTGACGCCATCTAGTTTGCGAACCTTACCAATGGCGTTGCCAATTGGCTTGATGTCCTCTTTCATCCGCATATCTGAGTAGGCTGATCCAGCAGAGCTTCCTCCAGCAGAGGATGCACCGCTGCCATTACCTCCACCAACACCACCGCCACTTGAGCCACCGCCACCGCCACCGCCAAGTCCACCCATACCACTGCCTGTGGCGGCTGCTGTGGCGGCAACGCCTTTAGCGCCACTACCCATGCCCGCCAAGCCACCGCCAGTAGTGCCAGGCGATGTGCCAAGACCACCAACGCCAGCTCCAACTGCATTGGCTATTGCGGCATTAGCCGTAGTAACAGCATTAGCCACCTGACCTTTATTACCCTTGCTGGCTATGCCTGACATTGGGCTGCCACTACTTTTGCTGACACCGCCGCTTGATGTAGTGCCAGGCGCATCAACCCCCAAGACATTCATCAAAATTTTTACAGGCAAAGGTATTGCCAAGTTAATAAGATTTGGTATTGTCATTGCTTGCACTGCGGCTTGCTCGCCTGGTGTCATCTGAGCAAACGCCGCTTGTGCTGCTGATTGTTGTGCAGCAGCACTAGAACCACCACCGCCGCCAAGTCTTTGCTCTACAGCAGAATTAAACTTCATAATGGCCTGATTCTGAGCTGGCGTGATGTTGTAAATCTCAGGACGATAGCCACCAGTGGCATCAAGCAAACCTTGCGGCACTTGCTCAGTCTGCTGCATCTGCGACATGATCTGCTGATAACGATTTACTGGTGACGCGTCAAGAAGACCACCACCAAATTGAGGTGGCGGCAGATTTGTCCACCCAGTACCCGCGATCAAATCTTCGTATGTCATTTACAAGTCCTTGCTAAGTACAAACCACTTTGGCTTGTATCCCTCATCTCGTAAGAATGTCTTTGCCCAACCTTGTCGGCCAGCTAAAGACACTCGCGTGCAACCCATGCTCTTACCCCATTGCTCGATCAAAGGTCGCATCAATCGGAGTTCATCTAGGTCGCCGCCAGCAAGAAAGAAGTGCAAATTCTTGAGTCGCGGGTAGACAATGATCTCAGTCACCACCACAGAGTCGTCAGCAGGCCACAGTTGAAATCTGCCTTTTTTGAGTCCCTCTGCAATGTCCTCAATTCCATGTGTTCCACCAGAGTATTCTAGTGCCGCCTCCACATGATGGCGCAGCCTCTCCAAATCCTCTTCGTCTGTCAACGCTTACCCATCGCAACAGTGTCAACTCTGTTGACGCCAACGCGCCAATCTTCTAGCACTGCGCCTGTGTACCTGATCTTCACCTGACGGCCAGCAAACCGCACATCGGTAGGCTGTGACGCTGGATATGGACCATGGCTTGTCTCAGTTGATGTCGGGTACATCCTAGACTTGAAGCTGATCTGTACCTCACCCAAAGTCTGCTCATCGGGGATCACCTGACGCACCGACATGATGTTCTCACCAACGCCAATCTCATATGGTCCAGACTCGGCATAGACAGAGCCTGAGTCATAGTCAAAGCCAACCTCATGTTCATAGATGTAGCCGTCAGATGACACCATCAGTGGCTGCAAATAGACACCTCGGTCAGTGCCTGCTGTGCGAGACAGTGAGCCAATGTTCCAATGGCTTTCGCGGTAGTTGTAGATGACATAGGAGTCAACTTCATTGCTGGCGCTTGATGGGTAGAACCACCACACTTCGCCATACTTGCTGTTATGTACAGCGTACACCTTGCTGACTTGGTTGTAGTTCATGTTCTGAAATACATAGTCAGACACATCGCAAGGCAAAGGCTTGACATATCCATCAAACAACCAAAAGCCTGATGTAGACATCCACATGGCGGCAGTGTCGATGGCAGCCACGGCTTGAGAAGAAATCAATCCACAGCCTGATCCAGCCTTTTCAAAGCTGTAGACGTATGGCAAACCAACAAATGTGGCGGTATGGACATCAACATCGGTAAACAGCAAATTGATGCCGCGCACCCTTTTGCCTGCTTTTAATGAGCCAACTGTCTGCAACTCAAAGTCACCCGCCTGATTGGTGGCTGCTGCCGTCCATACAGTATTGTTTTCCTGATCGCACCATTTCACCAGTCTAGGGTTGCTGGACGCACCCAAGGCAAAGACAAAACGCTCGGCGGTGGACATCACAGCCTGACATCCTGTTGGCGCGTTGGTGATGGCCGCTGCCAGCGTTGGCGTTGAGAATCCCAACTGCCACTCATAGAGCTTTCCATCAGCATCAGAGCAGCCAATCAGGTACTCGCCCCAAGTGTCTAAGCTCCAAGTCGTTGCCGGTGTCGCTGTACCAGTATCAGGACGCGCAATGCCATAAGCGTATGTGCCATAGGTGGAGTAGCCATAGCCTGTCTTGATGACAGAACTAGCCTCACCAGCAGTGAATCCTGTTGGCGTGATGTCTTTGAGCGTGCCAGCCTCGTTCATGGCGTAGAGCTTGGAATGCGTACCAGCAGCGATCCATCGATCTCCACTGTTGTCGCGCCAAGTCAATAAAGCTCGGCATGATCCTGTCATTTGACTGTTGGAACGCTTGCGCCAGCCGCCAATCGGTCTGAGAGTGTTCTCAAACCAGCGTACCAAGTTGGCGTCAAACCACCGCCCAGCAGACTGATATTCAGTGCCGTTGCGGTACACGCCTGGTGGAATCTTTAAAGGTATGAGTGCCATAGCTGAATTATGCGGTTTCTGTTGACAGATTGGACACAAAAGAAAGTGTGGCAATAACTGA